CCGGTGCGCCGTCGCCGCCTGGATAGAGATCCAGGCCAGTAACGCCCTCCCACCCAATGATGTGCGGCATGATGGCGCGCGCCGCCGTCTTGCCCTGCAGATCGATCATGTCCAGAGTCGTCGGACGCAGGACGATGAACGTTTTCCCCCCCGCAGAGACGCGGATTTCTCGCGCCCTGCGGATTTTTTCGGATAGGACGCTCATCAGGATGCGTAGTAGGTTGGCGTGCCGTTCATGGTGATCACCGTCGATGTGGTCACCAACCCCTGCGCCTGCCCGCCAGGCAGAAGGGTGGCGCCACAGTATCCGTTGAAGCAGGCGATTTGCCCGCCGGTGCCGAATGTGAACTTGAATGCGCGCTTGGCCTGCGCTTCCGCAGCCGTCTTCATTGCCAACAGGCCCGCATCTGACACGTCCCAAATGTTCTCAAACGAGAACGTTGCCGGGTTCGGAAGGCCAGGAATTTGCGTCTTGGCGTTGCCGTGGATCAGCGTTGTGTCGATGAATGCAAAGTCGCCTCCGGATGAATTGACGCTGGTCGCTGTCGTGATTGATGTGCCGAAAGTAATCTTGTTCGCTGTACCGCTGGTGAAGGTGTCGAAAAGCGTTGTATCGATACCCTCAAGGGTAAAACCAGCCCCGGATACCGTTTTCACGCGTGAAACACGTTCGTTCAATTGCCACATGCCCTGCACGGTGAGCACAACAAAATCCCCGTTGGCCAGGGTATTGGTTGCTGTGACGACGCCTTCCGTTGCTTTGCTGATGCCGGTAATCGTGATGTCTGCGCCCAAGGCCGACTGCATAGCTACAGCGACGTTGGACCATTTGCGAGCAGTTGCCATGGTGCGTTACTCCAAAAAAAGGCCCGCAAGCGCGGGCGTTGGGCGAAAAAAAACCCGCTTTCGCGGGCTTGGTGCTGTTTGAATCTCAGATCAGAAGGTGTGCCACCATTCGCACTCGACGGTGACGGCATGCAGCCCCATTTCAGCGTCGAACCCGCTCGATCGGTCGGCAAGCGGGTTGCTCGCGCCGGAAATTGCCGTCACGATTTCGTCCGCCACTGCGTCTGCCGTGATACGCGATTTCGACCATGCGGTGATCCCAAAGCGCACCTGTTCGGCAACAGTCTGGTTCTGCAGCGTCGTAATCGGTTCGGTTCCGCCACGCTGATATACGACTGCCGGAAGAGTGTCGCCCTCCGGTATGGCGTCCGGGTAGATGCGCGTTCCGACCAGTGCGGTAAGTTGCGCGCGCCCGGAAAGGGCTGCGTAGAGGTCTGTTTCGGCACTCATGGGTGATTGAATTTCTCAATGGCTGGGATGACTTCGCGCTCGAACACTTCAAGCGCTTTCGGCAGCACATCGGCGCCAGCCTGTAGGAAATTTTCCCCTTTCCACCCCGGATGCAGTACGGACTTTGCAAAGTTCCCGTTAAAATACAAGAACTTGACTCGTCTCGCTTTGATCTCATGCGCTTTTGTAGGAAATGCAACGAAACGCCAGTAATACGGGTCTTGAGGATTGAAAGTTGATCTTGATGACTTTGGCAAGGGCTTGATGTTCACAAATACGCCAACATTCCCTTGAGATTTCGATTCTCGGCTGACGCGCACCATCAACCTCTTTTTCAGCAACCCCTTGGTGCGATATGGGATGGTCTGCTGTAGCACCGGCGTTGCGTCGCGCGCAGCCTTGCGCACCAATGCGGCGCCCTTGCGCAGAGCGGACAACAGCACTTTTTTTCGCAACTTGTCCGGTAGCCCGGTCATTGCGGCCTTGAGTTTGTTGATCCCTTCGACGGTGGCCGTAACGCCTTCCTCGTTGCGTACGCTACTGACCATTTCTGACACCGCTTGTGGCAAGAATCTCAGTCGTGCGATGCGCAGCGCCAACATCGATAACCTGCGTTATGTCGTGCGGGAGAGAGTTCCACACGATCCTATGCTCGCGCTGAATATCTGCTCGATATCGAACACGAAAGCGAACGTCAGCCGCGTATTGGGTCTCATTGGCCGAAAAGAACTCGCGCCCTTTGATCGGCCAGGCTTCTGCCCAAATGCAATGATCTGCCGTTCCGATTTCGAGGTCGTTCCACGTGATAACCTCTTCACCCAGCGCGTTGCGCGTCACGCTCTTGTACTGCGGCTTAATACGCTGGTTTGCCCGGCCAGCATCAAATTCATACATGGCGGCCATCAGGCTGCGCAACTCACGGTTTCGGCATCGAGTAACCGATCAATCCACGCTGACGGCTCTTTCTTGTCGAGCGCGGCAAGCGATCTGGCGATTATCCACAAGCGGATGTTGTTCGGCACGTCTGTTGCTGCTGGCCCATAGCCGACGACATAGCGTACGCGCACGGCGTTGGCCGTGTCATAGGTCGAAGGCCAACTGGCGAGCACCAGCAGCCAGCATGGCGTGCTGTCAGAGTCAAGTGAATAGGCAGCGGGGTCAAGCGTGATTTGCGCGCCGGATTTGTCGACATATTTGACGCTGACGACGCTTTGTACATCCGGCAACAACAAAGCCAGGTCATCAGTCGACGGAAACTCGTCCAGCACCAATTCGACGGTCTGTGTGATCAGCCTCCGACAGAGTATGTGTTCTGCATCCATCCGCATGGCAGGGATAATCAGCGTGAGTTCTGCGTCGAATTCCGTGCCGTCAATCCTGGCCGCTGTTTTCACGTCGGACAATGAAACGGGTTCAATCGCCGGTGGTGTAATCGTGATCAGTGCCATGGTCTATGCCTTGTGCTGAAAGATGACGGACGGTGCATCACCGAGTCTGCCAAATTTCGATTACGCCTTGGCGCGTTGACCTGTTGGCCAGCGGCACCTGAAATCGATGCAGTTATGCCTGCCGCGACAGCATTGCCTGTTGCCGTTTGAATCGTCTTGTGCAGAAGCGCCGTGATACCCGCTGCGACGGCATTGCCAACTGAGGCGCTGATGATGACGCCGCTTTGAATCAGCGCGGTGACACCAGCAGCGCCAGCGTTTCCGATCGAGCAAACGATGCTCGTATTGAGCAGAGCGGCCGTCCCGGACGCGGCCGCATTGCCGACAGAACAGGTAATCGTGACGTTCCCGCCTGAACTGATCGTTGCGGTGACACCTGCGGCAGTTGCATTGCCTGTCGTCGTCTGGATCGTCGTGTTGACGTTCGCCGCAACCCCTGCTGCAACAGCATTCCCTGTCGTCGTCTGAATCGTCGCGTTGACGTTCGCCGTGACGCCTGCGGCAGTGGCGTTTCCAACCGTCGCCGCAATCGACGCGTTAACGGCTGCCGTGACGCCTGCTGCACTGGCGTTGCCAACGGTGCAGGTAATCGTCGTGCCGCCCGCCGGCTGCACCCACAATTCGGCAAAATCAGTCTCGAATACCTGCCACGGGTTGCGGTCCAACTCGAAATGGTCATCTGCCGTCAGCGCGCCGTCGAAGATCAGCGTCGGGCCAATGATACCGTCCCATACGCGCGCGCTGTCGCTGGCCCGGTTGCCCCACACCATGTTGCAAGGCGTGGTCTGATAGGTGCCGCTGGCGGCTTGGGAGATATTGACTGCGACTGACGCGCCATCAAGATACATTGTGGGCAGAACGTTGACCGTGCGCTGGTCATGGGTGACGCCCGCAGACTGCCAGCGTCCCGTGGCCAGCGAGGAAGCCGGGGTAAACCAGGCTCCAGATGACGAGCTGGCATATATGCCATAATTGATTGCGTTGGACTGAGTCCATAGAATCTCGCCGGCGCTCAGCCCCGTTCCGCTTGCATCCTGAAAGATCCTCCCGAGTCCGCCTCCTCCGGTGCTGTTGGCGTAATACTGGCTGACTACAGAACGCCACCCCGTGGAAGGTCGCGGCAAGGCGCCACCATCGAGCCGGTCAGTCGTTCCCGTACCGTAGGTCGATCCGAAGCCTGGCAGCCTGCCGAACTTCGTCAACTGCGTCTTTGGCGTGCCTGTCTTTGTGAGCGTCAGACATCCGCCAGTTTTCGACCTGGACCACACCATTTGGTCGCCAACGAAGACCAGTTCGAGCCCTTTGGAAAGCCATTTTTTGCTCGGCACGAACCCCGATAAAGGCTGTGCCTGCCGTTGGAAAAGCTCCGTCAGGATCACGTCACGGCCTTACGTTCCAGGCGACCAGCATTGCGCCTTGAGTACCCATGATGTTGCGAGCGTCTGACCTGTGCCGTTGTTGTAGACGTAATAATCCGTCTTGGCGGCAAGCGGAACGGAGTTGAGACGCATTTTCCACGAGGTGCTGGTGTTTCCCGTGACCGGGATCGGAGAGAAGTT